GAATCGCAGCATTTGTACTACCAGTACCTCTGTTTACTTCAAAGTAACTAATTTGTGGTGTGTTGGTACCGTTATTAATTGTGAATGTGTTTGAGTTATATACAGTGGTGCCGTTGATAACAAAGTTGCCACCAATAGACAAGTTACTTTGTACTGATAGGTTATTAACAAACGCCGATGCTGAATTAGCATCAATCAATTGAGATACAGATAATGTTTGAGTGTTTGCGGAATTATTTGCTTGTACATTGTCTGTATAAACTATAGCGGAAACAAATGCTGTTGGTGCAGAAATACTTGAGTTTGCTACCAAGAAATTTGTATAGGTTGTATTTACAACCGAAGCATTCGATGTATTAACTGATGTGTTTGCTTGCAATACATTAACGAGAGTTCTTTCCGAAACAGAAAGTACTTGAGTATTTGCGGAAGTGTTTGCTTGCAATACATTTGTTGATGTTCTGCCGGATACCGAAGCATCAGCCGTAGATATGGAATTATTTGCAATTAAATATTTTGTGTAACTTGTATTAAAAACACTAGAATTAGATGTGTTTGTAGATGAAGTTGCTTGTAGAATACGAGTCTCAGTTAAACCATCAACTGTAATTGTTGGTGTAATTATTGCAACATTAGCTTCAAAGTTATCACTTAAACTATTTGTTGTAAATATTGTGCCCGTAATTACATTCGATGATGACTCTAATGAATCAGTTCTTATGAAATTTGCAACTGCATTTACTGTATTCACCGTATTCGCATTTATAATATTACCAAATATTGTATTGGAAATAAAAACATCAGGTGTTGATAACGATAAGTTGGCATTCAATGTATTCGATGATATAATATGAACGGCATTTATATTGCTTGCTCGTATAAAAGTATTTGCCACCAATGTATTAGTATAAACGGTGCCTGTTATAGATATATTGGAAGTATTAACCGATGAGTTGGCCTGTACAACATTGGCATATAATGTGTGAACAATGGAAGCGTTCGATGTATTAACTGACGAATTCGCCTGCAATAAATTAGAAAAGATGCCTGTTGTTGCAGACATTGCTGCAGCATTTATAATAGTATTTGCTTGTAGTGAAGTTGTAGTTATACTTGTATTGGCTTGCAATCTACTTGTGTGTACAAAAGTGTTGGCAACCAATGTGTCTGTTGTTACATTGGTATTTGCACGTAATATATCAGTAAAAGTTCTACCTGTAACTGTTAAGTTTGCAGTGTTAACACGTTGTCGTGCTTCTAAGATATTTAATTCTAAATTTCCACCAACTATTAGATCACCACCAACTAACGCATTGTTTGAAACTTGTAAAGCATTACCAGTACCGAGAACGTATAAGGTAGTACCAACATTGGCACGACCTGTTGTTGCGATACTTAAACCTGTATTGGTAAATAATCCTTGGCCTTGTAACGTCAGATTATTTTGTATCGTTGCAGAAGAACCTACTCCTTGCACCAACAATTCTTTTTGTACAATGATATTGCCATTTGATTGCAAGGCATTTTGAGTGGATTCTGAAAGATATAATGTGCCAGAATCTTTAATATAATTGCCTTTGCCAAGAGCATTATTCTCAGCAATCAATTCATCAGTTGCAGTCAACCAATGGCCGAATGTGTTGGCATAACTTAAAGAGGTAATCGTATTAGCCATTTTAACCTTTTTCTAATAGTTTTATTATCAAGCTTTTAATCTCAGTTAAATCTTGTTTCATGTCATTTATCTCAGACTTAACCTTATTTATTTCTTCCCTTTGGGCTTCCATCCCACGGCGTTTCGCCAAATACTCATCTAACCCAGTTCTATCTTGGTTAATAATGGCACCATTTCTAGTGTCTCGCACCATCTTAGTGCCTTGAACCTTTAAATAACTCATATATTATATTGTTGTGTTAGTATTTGATGGTAAAGCAATGCATCTCATATCAGACAAGTGAGGAATAACTGTGTTGTCCGTTGTTGTTAATACAATTTTCAAAGCAAATTGACTAAATGTATAATAAGTTTGGCCGTTATTACTCAAGTAAGAAACAAATCCTTGGTCTCTGCCTGCTGTTCCTGGTGCAAAAGTATATTCGTGTGTATCATCTCTCGTTAATGAGTACAATGTATCACATGTATTAGTCTTTGTCATTAGTTGCCAGTATCCATCATCAAAACTTTGTGTATCATTTCTACTCAACGCTTTGTAGTATACTGATATGTCGGTGCCAACTGGACGATATGCACCCAAATAAACACTTAAGTCACCAGAATCAAAGCCTGCTTCCAATACAACCTTTTTGGTAATATATTTTGTTGCAGCAGGACCACCTTGAGTAGAAGTCTCACCTGCCACAATAGCAGTTGCACCAGTTCCTGGTGTGGTATTTGCATCGACAATGGTGATTGTAGGTGTCTGAATATATCCTGCACCTGGAGTGGTTATGGTTATACCAGTGACTACGTTACCAGTAAACACTGGTGATGCGTATGCCTGTTCACTATCTTTACCTGTTGGTGAAGAAATGGTAACTGATGTGGTATTCGCATTGTAACCTGTACCACCAGAAATAATCGAAATCAAACTGTTTGACAGTGGACAATTATTAATATCATATTGAATTGCAAACAAAGTTGTACCAGCATCAGAAAGTACAGGACTCACTGCATCATCTACTGAATACAATGATGCATACAGAGAGAATGATGTTTCGGAATTAGCTCGCAAAACTCTCTCACCTTTATTATCGTTTAGGTATATGTGGTCAAACATTGTCGTACCATATTTACCTGGATTAATATTTTCTTCAAATGTGTTTGTACCGTTCTGCAAAGTTGCATCATATGTGTAAGAAATATCTGTACTTGAGGGAACAAAATCAGTTGTTGTCACATTGAAAGCGCCAACTAACATATCTTCATTTGAAATTCCAGTACCAGTAATATCAACTGTTGTGTTGGCATTTTTGTAGTAATCAATTTGTTCCGCAATCAAAGTTCTTTGTGGCATCTTCTTAGGAAGAACCATTCGCACAGAAGGAGTTTGAGTGGTATCAAATTTGCAACGTTCTAGTGTGAACATCATTGCTTGATTTTGATCGGCATCCCAAGTCACTGAATTTTGTGATAAGAATAAACCACCAACATATGGTGCCTTAGAAATCTTAGTGATTGAACTTGGATACGGATCACTCGCAAGATTCTTAACAGAAGATGGCAATGCATTATCACCGTTCGCCGCAGTCCACACCGTATACTCATTTGAATCACTTTTTAATATGAATGCATAAAATGTATTTGGTTTAATATACACAGGAGACTTGAATTTAAATTCGGTGTAAGATGATGAATCCAAATACTGTGGTGAACTGGAGACTTTAATCTGATTAGCTGGTAAAGTAACAATAGAATTATCTAAAGTGTTACCGTTAGGATAACCATTTAATGTTCCAACTATCGAGAATTTCACTGGTGATGAATCTGTTGCTGGTTTAGAAGCAAAAAATACTCTAGCGGAAGAAAGGAATATACCGTTAGGGTAATTCGTAGCATCAACAAGGAAAGTTTGTGCAACCGGGTCGCTAAAGCCGCCGTTATCGACTGGTCTTGGCACAGGAGGAGGTGGAGGTGGAACCAATTGACTATAAAACGAGTTGGTTGCCGTTGTTGAGGTGCTTCTTGTAAGGTAAACGTCTTGTTTTAGTGTTTGAATAAACGTATTCTTTGCGCCAGCTGGTGATGCACCAAAATCTATATTTTGTTTGTTTGCTTGTAGGCCTTGAGCATAGAATGTACCATCGGCAGTTGTTGTTATTGAACCAACATTGTTGTTGATTCTGTTGTCCATGTGAAACTCTCTGGTGCCAGTATGGAATTTATTTTCTGGTAAATTAAATAAACCATAGAAACTACCTTCTTCATTAGTTACCAAAGGTCCAATGGAGTAAGCATCGTTAACTGCACAAGACATTGCAGGTGCAAATTGAATAACTTTTGATGTTCCATTATAAGATGAAATGACTGCGGATTGTCCTGCACCTGTTCCGCCACTGATATAGATTGTTTGGCCAACATAGTGTCCATTGGTTGCAGATGCTAATGGTGACAATGTTATTTGTGTTGAATTTGCAACAGCTTTAACAGTATTACCGTTATGTGCGGTACTAGTTACTATACCTTGACCCGTAGTGGATTGATATGTACCTGTTGCATTAAAGAATGCATTTTGTAATGACACACCATTATTATAAGTTGTTGTATTCCCATCCGCAATCACATATAGACGTATATTGGCTGAATTTGGATAATCATATATTCCAACAATCAATCCTGTTGGTACAAAATTGCCAGCAGAATAATATCCAACCACTTGACCTTCAATGAATGCACCAGCAACATCTGTCAATTCAATTACATTGGCTTTATATGTATAATTGTCAACATCAACTGTATCGAAGAAGGCATGCATTGTTGTATTGTATAACATACCTGTAGCTTTAACCACAAGTGCTTGTGATCTTATCCATGGCATTATACTAATATCGGTAATGTAACCATTGTTCAACGCATATGTATTACCAATGTTACTGTATTGTCCTAGTACATTTGTTTGTTGTTGATTTAATGTTGTATTATATGTCTGTGTGGTAGTTTGTTGTTGTGTGTTTAGTAAACCAACAGAATTCCATTGTGCATTAATTGTCTGCCATGCAGATTGTGTGGTAGTTTGTACAGTTGTACCAGAAACGGTCTGCCAATCACCAACCTGTAAGGTGTTTACTGTATCAGAACTTTGGTAAACGTGTAGATTAGGGTCAGTAATTAACAATGATGGAGAATAAGAAGTGTCAACCCATGTATCAACGTTTGGTGAAAGCTCAACTGTACCCTTTGCGGTAGTAACTGCGAAAGGATTCAAATTAACAACTCTACTGGCCAATCTTTGTGCAATTATATTGGTCGATGTGAATGGTAGAGTGAAGTAATTGGTATAACCATCAGATGTTATTGAATAATTTAGTGATGATAATGTTGCAGCATTTGGATTACCCATGTTGTAAACCATAGCCAAATTCTTCAACGGAAAGTTTTTGACAGTTTGCTTTGCTGTCATTCGTTTTGTTCTACGATTAATTGACGCACTGAAGTCTTTAACGCCAGCATCTGAAGTTCCGAAACCAGAAAAGTCATCAACCATAATACCGTTTTTGAATCTGTTCAATCCAAATGCATCAGAAATTTGCAATGAATTTGTATTCTGTTCGAGTAAATTTAATGCTGTGTAGTATTCGATACGATTGATACGTGTATCCAATGCACCAATATCCGACATTCTATAACGGCGATGAGTTGATATTTCAAGTGATAAATCGGATAAACCTGTTGCAATTTCTGTTGGTATATAACCTGTGTATGGCTGATGTATTAAATTTACCAAGACCAACGCACCATCAGGTTCATTTGGTGCTAATGGATTTATAGAAGGAGAACCTTCCATAATTTGCAGTGCCTTGTCTTTGGTTAGAACCAATTTATCTCTACGACCAAGGTAAAATGAATAGTCACAAAGGAAAATACTCAAGTCAGCTGGTTGCAGTACACCCAATCTTGTTGATGATGGGTTAGAATATCTGAAAGTAAATTGTGTCTGTGCATTTAATCTGGCTGGTCTAAAGTCAATACAATCTCTTAGACGGTAACTTGCACCGTGTTTACTTGTGTAATTTGGTATTTCTCTGTAATCTTCTGGTGAACTTGAGTTGTCTACGTAAGACATTTTACTAAAGTAACCATCGCCACCTGTGTGTTTGTAGTAGTCTACCAATACAAGAAGGTTACCAACTGGTTTTACTGCACCTGGACGCAAAGTAATTGATGCATGGTCGTAGTAATTATCTCTTTGGCCGTTGTCAAACGTGTATCTATTCGTAACATCATACAATGAATTGGTTAACATTGCTGTTGTTGGTACCACAACGCTGCTGCCTGTGTTTATAATTTTTACAATTCGTTTTACATCAGACAAATACAATGATTGTTTATATGATGATGCAAGTATACCTGCTTGTTGAATGTAAATTTGTCCTGTAGAACTCGCAGAATCGTCAACAAAAGTATAAGTGTTTACTTGTGTACCTGTTGTCATCGTGGTATTTGCATTTGCGGTTACCAGATTCTTGATTCTCAATATGTGACTGGTGTTTGTTCCGTCAACCACAAAAACTTTAGCAATGATTGTTGCGGTAAATGCAGTCAGATCGGATGTAGATGTACTGAAGGTTGCAACAGAACCATCATTGTTCAGTGCAACAGTTCTTGTACTGACTGTCCATGGAATAACTTGGCCGTCAGTAAGACTTCCGTTTGATTGTTTATCCGTTACGATAATTGTATAACATTGTTCAACAACATCACCGGAAAGAGTTGAATTCTCATTACCTAAATGTTTGATAACGCCAGCATAACTACCTGTGTACGCTAAAGAAGCCGACAATGTACTGCCTGAAACGTTAAAGTTTACACCTTTAATTTCTTGGAATGTGGTGTATGATGGTGAAGATATACTAGAAACATATTGATTACCAATTGGGTAAATCATTTCTGGTACATTTGGATTTTGGAAGATTGTATCTCCTGTAACTACACCACCTTGTTTGCCTGTGTTATCCATTTTTGCAGAAGCATATACCGTTGCTGGGTAAGAGTCCTTGCTGGCAAATACCATGGACTCAATATCTCCAGTATCAAAGTTCAGAACAAAAACGGAAGTAGTATCTGGTATTATACTCCAAGATTGATTTAATATACCAACTCTTGTTAATCCATTCCAAGATATGATTGTTCTAGTTTCACCTGCGTTGGTACCTTTAGTGATTGTAATATTAACACCATCATATGCATTGTTTGCTGATGATGTGATGCCATTAGTCATTGGCAACGTAACAGTAGTTGTAGTAGCAGCATAAACGTTTGCAGACACAGATTTATTTTCTAAATCATATACGTGTGCTTTGAACACATATGTATTCGCTTGGCCGTTTGTTGGACTACTATCAAATTGTAATCCACGAATGTAAGCACTACCAACCAATGTTGAACTATAAGTTACAGCGTTTGCTTTGTTAATGTTAGCAGCAGAAACGCAATGCAAATCTACAGTGTTGGCAGTTGTAACGGGGAATGTAAGTGTACCTGAACCACCAACATCACTAACCAAAAAGTAACTACCAAAATCTATAAATGCTGGTTCGTTATTCTGTGATGCAGTTGTTCTTGCACGATTGGTAATAAGATTAATTGGAGATGGATTCTCAACACGGTGGCCTTGTACGTAAGCCACACCTCTACCAATATTCATCAAATATTTGTCTGCGTCTGCATCATATGTTTTTGGTGTAAATTTGAAATCTTCAACGACATAATCACCATTAGTTTCAAAGTCACGTTTTGCAAAGTGGTCATCGATAGCTGAATAGACCGAACCGTCAACCATTTTGTAAATACTGCCAGCTTCCACTCGTACCAATTCAATAAACAAAGCGTCATCACCAAAATACAATGGTCTAGATGACAATTGCAAACCGATTACATAACGGTCTGCACCTGGTGCCTGATAATTGGATGCGCCAACTGCTGGATCCAACAATGAATTGTCATTGGCATAATCAAAAATTGTTTCTGTAATTTCCAGACCAACACGTTTCGATGGTGCGTTGTTATACTTGTCTAAGATGATGGTCTGTGGTGAAACTTGTACGAAGTTGCCTAGTACATAGAATACACCTTGTGATATAGAAACAACAGAAGAATTTCCTGTTGAATCACTTGGCATTGCTTGACATACTAAATTTGATTCTGCATCATAGATAACTTGATTATCTGTAAATCTTGTACCTGATTTATATGTAACAATCAATGTTGCGGCATCACCTTCACCAGCAGTACCAGTGGCCACTGCTGTGGCAACAACTCTAGCAACTATTGTTCCAGTATCATTTCTAATTAATTTGTTAGCAAAACTTTCAACATCAACATTAATACCATTGTATGATGATTGTATTTTGATGTACTGAGCACCAAGGTTTGTAGTAACTTGACCGCCGGTTACTGGGGAGTTTTGTTTAAAGATGTTGTCCGCAAAACTGGTGATTTGATTTTGTAATATTGTTTGTGCTTGAGTTAATTCTCTAGCCTGTACAGCAACACCAGGTTTAAACAATACTCGGTGGAAGTTTTTTACTCCATCGAAATCGTCATAATATGGATCAACGTTAAAATTTAAAGCCATTTTTTTCCCTTAGAAACCTAATACGAATCTGAATTGTTCTATACCGTCATCACTTCTCTGAACGCCAGCTCGGTTTTCGATGTAAATCATATAACCTGAGTGAATTGCAAAGTTTGGAATGCTATAAGACAACAATGTTCTTGTTACTTTTGATGTTTGTCCAAATATTGGACTGTTATTTGATGGAGTTCCCGATGTATTTATCAACTCAATTAGGTTGGAACCAGTATCGAAACTTAAAACAGTAGCATAAAAACTCGGATCACTTAAAGAACCTTGATAAACAAATTCATCCATCACATAACCCGAATCGGAACCAGGTGCAACAACAATGTTTGTAGTCGTACTATAAATTATTCCGTTTGCTGGACTAGGATTGGTTTGTCTAGTTGTTGGGTTCACTATGATACCAACTTGGTGATAGTCAATGTCGGTTGGTATAAAACCACCCTCTGAACCATCAAACTGTGAAGTCAACATCACATGGGCACAACCTAGTTCTGAAATATTATCGAACCCATGGCCACCAACTGGTGAAGTTGAAGCCTGTATGGTTGCATTGGAACCTATTGCAGAGGTTATTGAAACGTTTGCAAAGGTATAATTACTACCAGGACTTGTAACGATAATGTCTTGTATAACACCACTTGTTAAGTTCGCAGAAGCTCTTGCACCTGTTCCGTCACCTGTAATGGTAACAAACACAACTGCATTGGCAGGATCGTAACCTGAACCACCGTTCACAACATTGATAACATCTATACTACCTGCACCGGCAGAAGTAATTAGTGGGTTTGGTGTGTTTGAACCTATCTGT